CCAAGGACGGAGCAGAACACCCGACACAGAAGCCGCTGCGCCTGATGACATGGTGCCTGAGCTTGGTGCCTGATGCTCGGACGGTTTGCGACCCATTCATGGGCAGCGGAACGACCGGCGTTGCCTGCGCAAGGATGGGTTTGCAGTTCGTCGGCATTGAACGAGAGCGCAAATACTTTGACATCGCGTGTCGGAGGATCGAACAGGCCTATGCACAGCCCCGGCTGTTCGAGGATGCGAAAGTCGGCGCTGGCGATACGGCGGTGCAGGGTGACATGCTTTTGCCTGCTAACGCCGCCTTAACAGGCAGGCCGCGCACAAAAGATTGATCGAAGAACCGCACGATTCCGGCTTGTCCGGTTGAAGGCACAGTTAGACACATGAGGCGAAAATGGAACCAACGGCAGAGCAGATTGAAAGCTACGAAGGAAAGTGCGCTCTTTGCAAATTCTTCCGCGGTGCTTGGCAGAGATCACCACGACCTGACACATCTGGCCTTTGGATTGATGACGAAGGGTGGTGTGTACGTTACCCGCCTGTGTTCGTTGGTGGCGAGAAGACTAACGACGAAGAATGCGACACCGGCAGGTACAAGCAGCCAGGAGTATGGGGACACGACGAATGCGGTGAGTATGTGCGCACATTGGATGTGCCTAACGCAAAAAGTGAGCCGACTCGCGCGGCATTATCGCGCGAGGTCGGCTCGACTGACGGGTTCGGCGGCACGAGGGAGACGAGATGACAGAAATTGATGAAGTGATGCGGCGAGTGCACTCCCTTGAGGCAGACCATAGCATCGACGGGTGGCCCGCAGTCCAGATGCGCGACCTTGTGCTGATGCGCCACGAGATACGCGATTTGCGAGCGCAGCTACGCACGCAAAAGGCTGGGGTGCGCGCCGTGATAAAGGCTGCGGTTGAATTGGTTTGCGCGCCCGCATGGGCCGGCGTGAGCGATGAGGATGTAGCCCTTGAGCAAGCACTGCGCGATGCTGGGTTTGTGACGCCGAACGCTGAGGTAACCGGCGCATGACGGCGGCTTTATCGCCGGCAGGCGTCCGCGTTGACCGCCGTGTTATGCCTGACCATGGATGCCCGATGAAACTGCGAATTGTGCCAACTGACCTGAAAACCGCGAATGAGTTTGTGCGCCGACTGCACCGGCACAGCCGCCCTGTGGTTGGCTACAAGTTTGCGGTAGGCGTTGAAGACGAAACCGGAACGCTGCGCGGTGTAGCGATTGTGGGCAGGCCGGTAGCGCCAAGACTTGACGACGGCACGGCGGCAGAGATAACGCGCCTTTGCACCGATGGAGCAAGGAACGCTTGCTCGATGCTCTACGGTGCGGCGCGGAAGGCAGCGCGGGCGCTTGGGCATGACCCGGTTTTTACCTACACCCTGCCGGAAGAAGGCGGGGCCAGCTTGCGGGCCGCTGGTTTTCGGCTCGACAAGGAAGATGCGGGCGGTAGTGCGGAAATGTGGCACAGCCGCGAAGGACGCAGCGCGCAACCTGTTGGCAATGACCTCGTAGGAGGAAAGTGGCGATGGGTTGGGTGAGGCATAACGCAGAAATCAGGGGCGGCGAAGCCGTCCCGCTGGATTGACGGGTTATGGGTCTGGTAACTACGGAGAAAGACATGCAGATTGAAAAGGAACTACAGAACATTCAGGACAACCTGCGGCGGATACATGCAGCCTACGACGACAAAGGCGAGGACTTGAGCGCATGGCCGTTGAAAGCCGCAGACGCCATTGAGCAGCTAGGAATTGCGCTGCGCATCAAGACCGAGGAACACCAGTGCTGCACAGAGGATTTGCTGGCGCTGCGCAAGAACGAGCAAGAGGGCTGGAAAGAAGCCGCGATCGCGTGGGAGGTGTGCGCCTCGATCCACAACAAGTGGGCGAAAGGGAAAGATGCGCTGTACTCGACGCGGCATGCGGACTTTGTAAAGCACGCTGACGATGCACGGCAGAAACTGACGCATAACGCCTGAATTAACCGGCTGGCCGGCTTTTCGGCCAGTCCGGGTTGAATGATTTGTTGGGCTTTATGCCCGGGAGACAGAAATGCACTTGAGCAGCCTTGAGCGGTACGAGATTCAGGCGGAAGCCTTCCGCCGCATGACTGGGCACCTGGCGCCGGGGAAAGATGCGGCAGCCGGAACCTATGACGAAGCCGCTAACCGAACCGAGATTTACGCCAGATGGGCCGAACTCCACGGCGAATGCGTGTATGCGGTGCTGGATGCCGTGGATTACGTACTGCGCACTGGGGATGATGAGTCCGGCGAGTCGCTCGAAGACAGGGCTGACGTGGTGAGCAAGGCGCTGCGCCGAGCGTGGCAACTCGGGCAAACGTACTGGCAGCAGGCGGACAGCGAATACACCAGCCATTACAAAAAGGCGGACGAGACGCAGGCAAAGTTTCAGACGCTGGTGGATGAGACGCGGGCGGCGATCCTTGCCGACCTGACGCCGAACGCCAAATAGACACCTAAACCGGTGTCTACTTCCTCCACGGCTGACTTTTGCCCAACAAATAGCAACGGCCACCCTTGAGAGGTGGCCGTTTTTTTTGCCCTTCGCGCTAAGTAAGCCTGGGCTGGCTCTCGGAGCCGGTCGCGATCCGGAATCTGCATTTTACCCGCTGCGGCGTACTTTGCGCACTTCCTGGATCTCGATACCGTGAATCGCTTTCATCAGCTTCTTTTTTAGGGCGTAGACCTGCGTCACCGGGCCACCCTTCACGTCCTCAACTACCCGGTTTCCGTCGCTATCGACATAACAAAAGTCAGCCAAATATTTGCAGACAAGCACGCCATTCACCGGCAGCGCGAATTCCTCCTGCGTCCTCAGCCCGGAGATAACGCCGCCCTCTTGCAGCCGCTTCAACTCGACATAACGGGCGCCCTCGGCCTTTGAATCGAATTTTTTGCCGTCGATCGACACCTTCTTGTTGCCGTACTTTGCCAGAGCCGGTGGCGCCACTGGCGCAGCACTGGCAGCCTCCTTGCGTGTCGCCCTGTACGCCGCCAGTTGTTCGTCACTCCAACGCAGGATGACAGTCATCTCGATAAGCAATCCCGGCTACCCAAAGCCATTGCGTGGCCAGGTAATCCCGATCGGTCGTTCTCGGGCAACCGTCGCATTTTCGGTCAATCGCCCGGCGATCAAAGCGGCACAGCCGATTGATGCCGACCTGTGGCGTGCGCTTTGCGGCCTTTTCCTGCCCGGTTGGGCGTGGTGCTTGTGGTCTCATTAAATTTTCTCCGATAATTTACGAATGGTCATTGAAAGCAAATCGAGTTCGTCCAGCTTGTAGCGGGTCTGGAATCCACTCGACTTCAGTTGATGGATTCCGCTATTCCCCGTGTGATGTTCCGGGCAAAGGGCCACCGTCAAGAAATGCGGCGACCGCTGGCCCAGCCCCCTATCCTGCAAAATGTGGTGCGTCTGCGCTGGCGTCGGGCCATATCCAATGTGCTGGCAAAGAACACAACCCAGTTCGGCCACCAGGCCCATGTGCCTGCGCTCGCTGGCGTCAGGCTTTTTCATTCAGAAAATTCCTGAAGTAGCGAATCCATTCGCCAGTGCGCGTCATTGCCCATTTTTTTCCACAGGAACAGGGGCGCATGCTGGCCGCGCAGGAAGTCGATTACCTTGCGGTGATATTCCTCAAACTCGCTTTGGTCGGCCTTGGCGTAGCTGATGCTTTTTGGGATAGGGACAACGCCACCACTTGGCCCTGCCGCCCATACAACCCAGCCGGCGCCAATGGAAGTCCACGCTCTGAACATGTCAAAATCCTCGAACCGCTCCTGCTGGTCGAACACCGCCGACAGAATCGCAAAGTGCCGGCGATGAAACGGGCTGGATCTCGGAATAACGAACTCGATCACCGCAAATTCGCCGGGCTCCAGTTCGGCCAGGCGCTTCCAGATTTTCCGCCAGCCGCGCTTATCGCTGGCGTTCCATCCGTCGAACAGGCCGAACAGGAAGCGGCGCACATGCTCAAGGATCGATTCAGCCGGGAATGAATCGGCTGTGCGAATCAACGTCACTTTTGACATTCGTTACCACCCGGCGCATTCCGCATCAATCGCGGGCAGACATAGATCGCAAAAGCGGCGCTGGCTGCTACCCAAGCGACACCGGCTAGGGCGATTAGTACGCTGTTCATGCGGATACCTTTTTCGTTGTTTTTTCGGCGTTGACCGCAGCATCGATGCGCGAACCGATGAAAAACATGCACGGCACGGCCATCGAGTTGCCGAGTGCCTTGTAACGCGGCCCGTCCGGGCAATCATCGGCGGGCTTCTTGCGCCACGGGATTTTTGAGTACCCGCGAGGAAATCCCTGTAAAAACTCGCATTCCTCTACGGTAAGCCTGCGTACCGCAAACGGCGTTTCTCCCACCCGGCCTTTGCCGCTTCGCTCTTGTTCAGTTGCTCCTTCCCGAGAGTCCCTCGCTTTGCCTGCTGCGCATGCTTGGTGCAGTACCCGTTCGCGTGATACTTCGCATTGCATCCCCGCACTTGGCACGGCTTCTGGTGTTTCTGCTCTCCGTCCTTCCGAACCTCTGAGAACTGATTGTCCTTTATGGCCAGCGGATCGCCCCACTTCTTGAACCGCAAGTAGTGCTTGTTGCAGTAGCCCAACCCCTTCTGAGGCAAACCACAGATCGCGCATGAGCCGCGCTGCTTGTGCTCCCGGCTGTGACAACTCCGACAAATACGCTCCAAGTTTTCCAGCAAGTTGTTCAGATGGTTCCCATCCTTGTGATGCACATCGCTCGCATCCGGCTTCCCGCAACGATTGCAGCAGCCAGCCGGAACCATTTTCCGAGCGTGATAGTGCGCAGTGGACCACCCAACTTCTGGAGAATGCCGCTGGTCGAATGCTGAGGCCATGCAGTGCCTGTCGCAAAATTTCCGGCGATTGAAGTGAACCAAGTATTCCAAGTCCCCATTGGGCAAACGCTTCCTCTCCAACTGCTTCCCGCAGTGTTCGCAGAATCTTTCCGGCGTGGGTTTCTTGTGTGCTGGCATAAAGACCTCCGTGGTTGAAGCCTTTATTATACAAGGTTTCACACAGCACATGTGGCTTGTCGCCGCCGCCACTACTGGCCCGAAGACAATTACCAACTTCGTCGCCAAGCTCTGCGGTTGCGCCGCCTTCTCGGCCTCTTAGCGCCACCGACAATGCAACCACATTCTCCTGCCCACTATTTCGCCCCATTGCGAAAGCCAGATGCTTATCCGTGCATGGGTCTTGCGTGCCGTGCAAAACGAACAATCCTGCGCCACCGTTGATATGCTGATCTTCAAGCCCCTGATTTTCTCCAAAATGGGCGTTGAGTGTCGGGGCAATGTCAGCAGGCCACTTTGCCCCAGCGCTTCCGCCAGCGTTCAGGTAGTGGCTAATGCTTCCTGTGCTGGCGACGGGCACGATAAGTTCGTCTCGGCTGTCGCCGCTTCGCTGTCCATGTCCTGGGCTACCGTTCGTAGCGCCCGCTCTAATTGTTGGGGTAACTTCTTCCCCCGCTTCTCGGCTCGGCGCAATATCCCGGCGCACGCCGTCGAACTCAAAAAGAACCGCTGCGGGATCGAATCCTGCTCTAGCACTTGCGACAACGAACACACGTCGGCGGCGTTGGGCCACTCCGAAAAATTGGGCGTCAACAACCCGCCACGCGATTGTTCTCTGGGGACCAAACACACAACCCGCGTCCGTCCACCTTCCCCCTGGCGGGACGAGAGCACCATCTTCGCCGGCAAGTGATCCAAGAAAGCATCCGAATGCGCCCGTTTTGTCACTGAACAGGCCAGGGACATTTTCGTAAATAGTGATAACTGGAGGTTTTCCATGCTTGTACCTAATCAGGTCGGCGTGATTTATCAGTTCGACGTAAACGAGCGTCAAATTTCCCCTTGCATCCTCCAGACCGTTGCGCAGGCCGGCAATTGAAAACGCCTGGCACGGAGGCCCACCAACAATCGCGTCGGCATTGGCAAAAACCGATTCCGGCCACTCGCGGAATTTGGTCATGTCACCGAAGTTCGGCACGTCTGGGTAGTGATGCGCCAGCACGGCGCAGGGGAATGGCTCAATCTCGCTAAATCCGATCGCCTTCCAGCCAAGCGGCTCGAACGCTACGCTGGCGGCTTCGATACCGGAACAAATCGAAATGAAGTTCATTTCGCCCTCGCTTTCCCGGCCGCAACGACCTTGGACTTAACCTGTTGAGCGAACGCATCGCCCTGCGTTTCGCGCATGTAGCGCAGTTGGTTTGCCTGCTCTGATCTCGATAGCTGCATACCGATGATTTCGACGGCCTGGGCCATAGTCGGCAGCTTTGCGGTTGATTGATTGCTGGTCATTAGGCAATCACGCCTTAACCCAAGCAAGGCCGTCCCAGCGGCTGATCAGCTTGCCAAGCTCATCACATACGCCATCGATCACCAGTTGATCGAACACCTTGGCCAGCGCCGGGAATCGGTTGCTGTGCTTTTTTGCGTCGGCGACCATGTTCATCGCTATCTGGCTCTTTGGTTTCTTAGCCCATAGCAAGCCGTCGTAGCTTGGCGCCTTAACGGCAGCAACGGCGCGTTTCGACAACTCGGCGGCGCGCTCTCTTTCTTCGACTGTCTGCCGATGTTCAAGCGCCGGCTTTGAATTGCTTGGCGCCACCCGGCAAAGCTCAACGAATGCCGGCAGGTTTGGCGGATCATTCGGCAACGACTCAAGCGCCCTTGCAATGCGCTCCGGCTGTTCGGCAAACCCGGAAAGCTTTTCGCCCCAAAAATTCATTGCGTTGCGGATGCCAACATCTTCTCCCTTGTGCGGCCCGGCCTCAAACTGCTGGCCGGTCTTCCACTGGTTGAGAAAGCGCGTACCGTAGTTGCCCTGCATCGTCTGGAAAATCTTAGCCACCCAAGAGGGGTGCAAAGGTTGGCGTAACGTCGATGATTCTGCTGCTCTGTTCATTTTGATTGCCCTCAACATCAGTTCCGAAGATCGCCCTAGCGGCGGCCAGTTTTGATTTGTCCGAATGACTCATGTGGGGAGATGCTCGGGCATTTGGCAATGGCACTATGGCTGCTGCGTCACGCCTTCTGCCCTCGGCAATAGCCAGTGCGTAGAGAAAGCCTTTGCCCTTTGATACCGCCTCTGTGCCTGCCGAAACGATTTCATCGGAAGTTAATCCGGCACTGAGCATGGCGAGCAGTTTCGGGTGCGACGGGTTCATATCGGCCATCCTCGCCTCTTGGTGAAGGCGCGCGCAGACCAAGCCCGCCGCCGTGACTCCGCTTGAGTTCACAACACTGTGTGCTATAGGTGGTTCTGAAGATGAAGATGAAGATGAAGATGAAGGGGGGGGTTTTATGGGGGGTTCAGAAACCCCCCTTACATTCGTATCAAGGGGGGTTTCTTCTGAGGTTTTCTGCTTGGCAGGACGCCCGCCTTTTGACCCAAAAGAAGCCCCCTTGTAACCGAACTCCGCGCCTTCCTTTCCTCCTGCCGCACGCTTCTCTCGAACAGTCTCATCACGTACCATTCGGCGGCTGTAGATCGCTCCATCGTCGCCCGTGGAAGGAACCCCAGCCTCAAACAGTTCCTGCAGTAGCTTGTTGCATTCGCGCTCGCCGATGCCCGCCAGGCGGGCTATTTGAGCCTTAGTCATCGGCTTTCCATTGACGCACAAGTAACCATACGGATCGCACTCATGGGCGATACACATCATCTCTACCCACAGTCCGCGGGCCGCCAGAGAGCAGAACTGGAGTGCAGTATCCTTTCGCCAGTCGGCTGGGTAAAACTGAAATGATGGGCGCTTCATTAAATCTCCATCGGTGGGCAGCTCCAGTGTGAGAATTGACCGGGCAGTGTCCACCTATTGCGGGTGTGTAAAACGGTATCTGGAACCGCCCCCGATGGAGACTTTTTCAGACACTTCCTATTGCTGGCCTCTCACAGCCATTACTACAACCGGATAACTACCGGCTTTTGCTGATCAATTCTCAGCAGTTGTTAATTTACCGTACTCCATCTGTTTATGTCAACAATTTCGTGCAAAAAAATATTTCGTTTTTTGTTGCAAATTGATTGATTGATGCGAGTAATTAGCCTATCATTCTTCATAAGGGATGCGTTCTGCATCGCTGTCGATAACGGAGATCGATGACATGAAACCAAGATTTGCAGCACCCACAGAGCGCGACTT